AAGATTTGGGGTATATGGATTTAGAGGTTGGACAAAAACTTACTTTGGACAAGTCGTTCACTTCGTTTAGTTTGGATAAGAATTATGCTAGAGAGTTCGCTATTGACGGTGACGGTGCAAATATTCTATTTGAGGTTACTGTTAAGAAAGGACAGAAGACAGGGGCTTATATCGCTGAATTGTCAGATTTCAACCCTGAAAAAGAATATCTGATGAAACCTAACTTGAAATATAACGTTATTTCTAAAAAAGAAACAGAAGACGGTCTACTAGTTTATGGTTTGGAGGTGCTAGAAAATGGGTCTTGATAAAGATTTTGTACAAAAGATTTTTTCTAAGGGCGAAGATAGAGTGAATAGATCTATTTTTGTAAAACCAGAAGAACTTATTGAAATATCTGATGAAGATTTGAGGTATTTTGGTGAGGGTATCTTTTATTGTTTACCTGATAACGAATTTGTAAAAAATAACAAGGAAAAAATCAAAAAAGATTATAACTTATCTAAAGAAATGCCAAAAATAAATGGTATTTATTTACCTACATTCTTAAAAATGAGGTCATGGGATAGAATTAGAAAAACTAAACCAACCTTAAAAGAAATTATCAACATGACAAAAAAAGAAAGCATTTAGAAATTCTAAGTGCTTTTTTCGTGCTCAGACCAGAAAGGAGAATTTGATGAATAAGTACAAAAAGTTGATAGAATTGATTGAAAATAACGGTCTCGAGATACAATCGAAGAAATGTTATGATCCGCAGAGTGCATGGACTGGAAAACATTTATGGATTGTCGATAAGAAAAACCAAAATAAAATTTTTGATTTATCGGGTAACGGTTACTGTTTTCATGACACTAAAGTTGAGGAAGCCATTGAAGAAGTTGAAAAGTATTTGTCTCTTAAAAACATGAATGCTTTTGATGATTTCAAAAAATGGGTAGAAAAGAATGCCAAGCCTCAAGAGAATGCTTAGAAAGGAGTAAACTATGTTCATTTGGGAATGGATAGCAATCGCTTTCGGGTGGTTGGTATTCTTTTGGTTATTCGTTTTAATTGCAGGAACTATTCTTGCGATTTTAACAGGTTTCAAAAACAGAAAGTAGGTGATCCGACATCTTGACTTGCAGGAATAGACTGCTATAAATCACTGTAAATTGCTATAAACCGCGTCGAAATCGAGGCGGTTTTCTTATGCTCTAACCGTATGGAATCCCGTACGGTTTTTATATTGTCCAAGCATTGACGACTCTAAAAGCTATGGAATTACACAGTCGGGGACGACTTTAAAAATAGGAGGTTCGCAATGAACGAAGAAACACAAACAGTCGAAGTCGAAACGGTTGAAGAACAAAAGGTACCTGCAGAACCTACACCGCAACCGCAAGACGAGAAGAAGTACACGGACGCAGACGTCGATGCTATCATCGATAAGAAATTTGCTAAGTGGAAATCAGAGCAAGAAGCCAAAGAAAACGAAGCCAAGAAACTTGCCAAAATGAACGCTGACGAGAAACAGAAATATCAGTTAGATCAGCGTGAGCAAGAACTTGCTAATCGTGAACAGGCTATTGCTCGCAAGGAATTGACCGCAGAAGCTAAAGCAATGTTAAGTGAACGTGGCTTACCAGTCGAATTAGTAGCTGTGGTTGATTTATCGAACGCTGAAGCCGTGACCGAATCGGTCGCAAGCATTCAGAAGACATGGGAGGATGCAGTCCAGAAAGGTGTATCTGACCGCATGAAGGGTAGCGCACCTATTAAGACTGCGCCAGCAAATCAGCAAGAAGTCACTGAAAAATGGAAACAGGACTTTTTGCGCTAAAAATATAAAAAATGAGGTAAAAAATAAATGGCATTTGAAGCATTAAACACAGCAGAATCACGCAAGCGCCACCTTGGAATTATCGAGGATGTCCTTGCGGTTAATTCATACGCAACACCACTCTTGACACCAAGTGAAGCAGTAACTCTAAACGGTCGCTCTTTCACAGTTGCAACTGGTGACACAACTGAGTTGAAAGACTACAAACGTAACCAAGTGAATAAATTTGACAATGTTGAAACAGAAGAAAAGGTATACACCCTTGAAGAAGAAAAATATTGGGGCCGTTTCGTTGACCAGTTGGATGAACGTGACTCAAACGGTCAAGTAAATATTGAGTATGTGATTGCTCGTCAAGCTGCTAAAGTAGTCGCTCCATATCTTGATGAACTACGTTTTGGTGCAGCGCTTGGAAACGTAAGCGATAACGTGGTTATGGGCAAAGATAAAGGCGCAAACAACGCTTACAATGCGGTTCTTGATGTGTCTGAGAAATTGGATGAACTTGGAATCACAAAAGAACGCTTGCTCTTTGTAACTCCAAGTTTCTACAAAGCTATCAAGTCCGAAATTGTACGCTTGCCACAAGGGGATGCAGATAAGAAAGTCCTTGGCAAAGGATATGTTGGTGAATTGGATGACTACACAGTCTATAAAGTTCCTTCTAAATTCTTGCCAAATGTAAATGCCCTTGCTGCTGCACCTGGCGTAGTGACATCGCCAATTCAAATTGATAACACTAAGTACAACAACAACGTACCTGGTCGATTTGGTGAATTGGTAGAACAATTGCTCTACACTGGAGCGTATGTTCTTGAACACTTCCAAAAATACATCATCACAATTGCAGATACTAAACCTGCTGCTAAAAAATCAGCCCAAGGAAAGACAGTAAACCGTGCTAAAGCGTGGAAGGCTGGAACAACCTACAAAGAAGGTGACACAGTAACGCATGAAGACAAAGTCTACGTTGCTATTAAAGACATCACCAGCTCAACAAATGCACCAGACTCTGACTCTGCTAACTGGAAGGTCAAGAAATAAGGTCTAACCTATGAAAGTCAGAGTAAAACAAGCCTTCAATGACTGGCAAGCGAAAGTGAGACGGCATGAGAATGATGTCTTTGAGATGACAGACAAACGTTACAATGAATTGTCACACAATCTCAAGAGCGAGTTCTCGGTCGATATCGCAGATGTTGTCGAGATCATTGACGAAACCGAAACCCAAGGAGACGAGACGACTCCTTACGATTAGGAGGTCTTATGGAACTTGAAAAACTAAAATCATTAACGGGCGAGAGTGACAAAACGGTCCTCTCGTCTTTGCTTTTAAGGTCTGAAAATATCATTTTATCTGAAACGAACCGAGACAAGCTGACACCAGCACTCGACAGGCTACTACCTGAACTTGTAATCGAGCTCTACAACCGCTCAGGGAGTGAGGGGGAGCAGTCTAGGAGTGAGGGTGGCATATCTGTTACCTATGGAGAAAACGGATTGTCTACGGGCCTTTTACAGCGTATTCGGATGCATCGATTGGCGAGGGTGGCAGGTCATGTTTTTGAAAAAGAGTAGACTGAAGCCTTACAACCTCAAGCAGTTCAAGAAGACCATAACGAATGAGGGAGTCGCTAAAGAAGGATATACGGATGAGGTTGAAGAAGTAAGGCTTGAATTGTGGCCAGCGACTAGCAAGCTACAATCTGAGATTTACGGTGACCGTATCAACGATATCCTGAATGCAAATGCGAGCAAGGATGCAGATATTAATGTGAAAGACGGTGTCTGTATCGATAGCAAGACAGATGTCACGCATCGGGTTGTCTCAAAGAAAGTATACAGCAAACATCAAGTTTTGGAGTTGGAACGTGTCAGGTTTGCTCGGAGCAGATAGCTTAATCGCTAAATGCCGTAAGTTATACGGTGCAAAGAGTAACGAGATAGTAGGACAAGCGGTCTTGCATGCTGCTAAAACAGTCGTACAGGCTGAAGCGAAACTCAGGGCGCCAGCGAATGAGGGTGAATTGAGAAATAGCATCAGGGTGCGATTGAAAATAAACGGCAACAAGATATCGAGCAAAGTCTTCACAAACTCAGACCATGGCGCTTATGTCGAGCTTGGGACAGGTCCGAAAGGACAAGCTAATCACTCAGGCATATCGCCAGAAGTCAGCGTGTCTTATCGGTCTAGTCCCTGGTACGTGCATGAAGATCAAATCAATGTAGGGCCTTACCACTTTGCGAAAAGAGGGGAGTTTTACAAGATGTATGGTCAGCCTGCGCAACCTTACTTGTATCCAGCTTTGAAAGATAACCATGACCGTGTGTCAAGAAGCATTTCAAAATACGTTAGTAGAAAGATAAGAGAACAGATAAAATGATTAACATCAAGCCTTTAATTTACAAAGAATTGCAAAAGGTCGCAGATAATGTGACCGACACTTATCCAGACGATTGGGAGAATGTCCCAGTCGTCATTTTTTTGGAAGAACAGAATAAACCGGGTGAATGGTTCGACGACCAAGAGAAGAAGTCTCATATCCGCTATAAAGTGGATATTTTCGACAAAGACAGCACAAGCGATTTGGCAGTCAAAATCAATGAAATCTTCGCATCTTTAGGATTGCGAAGAACAGATTGTCAGGACGTGCCTGATCCGTCGCATTTGCGTCATAAGTTGATGCGCTTCGAGGGAATCGTTGACCTAAATTCACAATTGGTTTATCAGTATAGAATGGAGAATTAATACATGTTAGCAAACGGAATTAAGCTTGCTTTTAGTAAAACTAAAGGCGATTATCAAAATCTTGTAGGTTTGAAAGAAGTGCCTGAATTTGGTATTGAACCTGAAAAAGTCGAGAATACGACTCTTGCAGACAAGGTTAAGAAATACGAATTTGGTATTGGTGACGCTGGGGAACTTGAGTACAAGTTCGCTTATGATAACACAACTGCCACTTCACCTTATCGTGTCTTGCGTAATGCTGCAGACAACAAGGAGAAGCTCTACTTTGAGCAAACATACCCAGACAATACCAAGGTTACTTTTGAAGGTCAAGTATCCGTTAAATTGGGCGGTGGCGGAGTGAACTCAGTTATCGAATTCACACTCAAGATTGCATTGCAGTCTGAATTGACATTCGTTGATGGAATTGGAGGTTAATAGATGGCTTTACCATACGCAACTTGGAAAGTTAGTGAGGATAAGGAATTGAAACTCCGCCTCACATCTTTGCAAGCGACCAAAGTTGAAGAAAAAATCGGAGCGAACTTGCTCAAGGTATTCATGCCCGCTGAGGGCGAAGCCTTTGCTTTGCCACCTCTAAAAGTCATGTTGCTGTTGACTCATGGAGCACTTCAAAAGTTTGAGCATGGACTCTCATTTGAAGATGTATCTGACCTATATGACGATTATGTTGATAACGGTGGGGATCAGGCAGCATTCATGGCAGACGTCATCTTGCCGATGTTGCAAGTATCGGGTTTTATGCCACGGGAGAAAGCAAACAAGAAAGCTCCCAAGAAATCCAAAGCGAAAATGGAAGTAGTCGAGTAGAATCGACTGCAGTTACATCAGTAAAAGAAATGGTTGAGGGGCTTTATCCGATGTTTTTGGACATTGGGGGTAGGCCCCTCGATTTTTGGGATTTGACGGTACTTGAAATCAGAGAAATGATTGAAAGCTATAATCGTGTCACGATCCAAAAACAAAAAGAAAAAATAGTTGAATCTTACAGACTTTCGCAGATGATAGCAAATAATGTATCCTTGTTGCTTTCAAAAGATGCCAAGCCACTTGAGGTTTGGGACTATGCGCCTGAATTATTCCAGGAAGAGAGAGAACAAGTCGAAAGAGCAAGGCAAGAACAAGAAATGAGGATGCATAAGGAACGCATGCGCGCATTCGCTGAGAGTCACAATCGAAAAATGAAAATGAAAGGAGAATAGATGGGAGTTACTCTTGATGAGCTCAAGGTTATGATTGATGCTGAAATCGCACCTTTCAAAAACAAGATGAAAGATATCATGTGGGAGCACGTGGCGATCTTTAGAACGGGCGAAGGTCTAGCCGTAGCGGTAAAAGAGCTAGAGGAGCTTTATAAGCAATCTTTGGACGTCAAAGTCACAAACAAGGCGCTATTTGGCAACCCTGAGCTTGAGGAAGCCTACCGTGTACCAAAGATGCTAAAACTAGCCCTTTGTATCGCAAAAGGCGCGCTTGATCGCACCGAGAGCCGCGGAGCTCACTGCCGCGAGGACTATCCG